TAATGGAAAGGCACCAGACGTTGGCTAGAGTCTGGATACTGTGGGTTCGAATCCCGCTACCTCCATATTTATTTACCTGCTTTCCTTGCAACACTCATGGCAACCGCAATGACCGGCTCATTTTACCTAACCGAACTAGTATCTTTAACTGCAGCCGCAGTTGATGGATCAAGATTTACTGGAGAAATTTCTCTTGCTAGTTACATTAACGTCCCCACCGGTCAAGCCATATAGCCATCGATTCAGTAGACTTTATCTGGCAAAATGGTAGCAATTACGATGGAAATGTCGAAGGGATGTTAGCAGCCAATGGAGCATTGAGCATTCAAGTTACAGATCTAAACCCAGGTGGAGTGTTTATTCGTGCTGATGATCATTCTTTAATCTCCTCTGGATCATTGAATATTGATATTGCAAATAACATTGGAACTCATATTAATGATTTATTCCCGGATAACTTCGGGAAACTAAGCGAGAGTTTCATGGTAGTTTCAAATAACATCTTTTTAGTTGCTGGTAACGATGGAGCGGCAGTTGGTGGCGCTACCGTACACTGCACGGCTAGAATTCGAGCGAGAGTAGTACGTCTAAATTCCAAAGATTGGATGAGTCTCGCTTTGCAAAACACTGCTAGTGATTCGTGATGGCGAGAATCCATGGGAACTGGTGTGGACCCAATTGGACCGGAGGAAAAGCCCTCCCTGCTAATAGTCCTAAAGTTAATTGGAATAAAAAATGTATTGACAAACTTGACTGTGCTTGTAAAAAGCACGATCGTGATTGTAGCCATCGTCTTGGGTGTTCTGCTAAAGCAGACCGTGCTTTGATTAATACCGCCTTCTGGGTAGGACTTACATCGTGGGACCCTATAACACGTACTAAAGCGAAAGCCATACAAGCCGCCATCACTGCCGCTAGTATGACAAGGAGTCGATAACATGCCTCAAGTAACAATGACCTTGGAAGAATATGAAGCCCTTCGTAGGCTTATTAGTAGTGAGAGAGAAAGTGAAGGCGCTTCTATCTCACAACGATCTAAATCCCCAGTAAAGAAAACTAGGAAAGTCTCTGCATATTCAAAACGTTATGGAAAAGAATTTACCAGGTTAAAGAAGAAACATCCACGTATGAAATTCGGTGCATTAAGTAAGAAGGCTCATGCAGTTACAAAGAAGGGATCTAAATGAGTAAAAGTAAATCAAGAGGAGCATTAACAGGCCCAAGAACCATAACTAAGATGACTGGCATGTATGATAATATTTATACTGCAGAATGGCCGGGTGCATCGGGATGGAAACCCCAGGGAACAAGAACGATATTCTCAGAGTTTTATATTGATCTCTCCTCTAATACACTTGATGATCTAACTTTAGTACCTAGAGGGGGTTTTCTTCAAGACCCTGGTATGTACCAATGCAGTAATCCATCTCCTTTCGTCATTGTGGATATTATATCCCAGGAAAAATTAGATTTAAATTCGGTTGCATTCGATTTAGATTTTCAAGCCGTGCCAGGCATGCCAGAAACCGATACAGAACCAACTCAAATCATCTTCGGGAATCTTCGTGTAATGAATTCCAATACTGCGATACCTGGTGCTGGAACTAATTTATTATTTCTAACATCAAGAGCAAGTCAATTCGGATCAGGTGAACCTACTGCAGTTGATAAATTATGGTGTTATCGAATTATTCATTGGTTAGCCGGAGCGGCTCTAGCACCAGGACAAACATTATCCATTCCAGCATCGAGATTTGTTTTACCTTGCACCATCATCCATGAAAAAGATTTGTCCTATATTATGAGACTAAAGAGATCATATGAGTTGGCTTGATGTGGGGCTATACTTCTGATAAGATTGTAATTCCTGGAATGGAAATTCTAGAACAAGCACCTCAAGAGCATTGGGGATCCTGGACGGATGATAGTGAAACCGAAGCAGAACGTCAAAGACGGCTACATCATGAAAGAATGCCTCGTGATGATGGTACTAGAGATGAGTATGATCCAAGCGCTATGGAACCAATACCTTGGACTTATATCGGTCCGCCTGATACAGATTGGACCAAATCTCCGGAGTGGCTACTAACCCATCAAGACCCAGAGTATGATAGAGATCGGACCGACAGAGATGATGTCAGGGAAAGAGATGAAAGAGATCGTTATAAAAATCCATATGATGAACCTGAAGGACCTCACCCCGAATATCCTATGGATTGGGATCAATGGGCTAGAGATTGAGATAACTCATTCTTCTTCCCCTCTATTCAATTATCCAACTTGACTGCTTTGATAATTCTACCCAAACATCCTTCAAAATGATAGCGTTCATTGAGAGTTAGAGCTTCATACCAAGTGATAAACTTCATTATTACTTCTATTTCAATATCTTTATCATATCCTTCTTTCATTCTTCTTCACCTTTAAGCTGCAGTAATTCTGAATGTGAGATCATTACTACTGGATTGGGGCATTGTGGACACATTGTTAGTGGAGAATTGTTCGAGTGCATGCACTTTGGGCAGTATTTCCAAGGTACTGGCAAGGTTTGTTGACCCTTATTGTACTCTTCATGGAGCTTGTCTCTGATCCATTCACTAAAATTCGTTTTATTCTTGGCCATTTCATGGGTTATATCGTCTAAACTTACATTGATTGGGGTCATATTTACTCCGAAATAGTGTTTTTACTTAAGGTTATGCGCACGCATTGACTCAACAAGGTGTAGTTTTAATTAGTAAACGGCCTCTTGTAACATCATGTCGGGGGCTTGAAGCCTGCCAAGCCCAGTGTTGGGCTCGGCAACATGATAGATTCATAAGAAGATAGGACTTCAAGGGGGTGTAGTCTAATGGAAAGGCACCAGACGTTGGCTAGAGTCTGGATACTGTGGGTTCGAATCCCGCTACCTCCATATTTATTTACCTGCTTTCCTTGCAACACTCATGGCAACCGCAATGACCGGCTCATTTTACCTAACCGAACTAGTATCT